GGTTGATTAGACGTATTGAAAAGGAAGGATTGGAAAAAGATTTACGAGAATTGGTGAGCGATACTTGGGATGAAATTGAAGAACAATGTAAAATTAAACGAAAAAAGCGATACGAATAAAGGGTAATTATATGCCAAGTGGAGTATATAAAAGAACTAAAGAGACTAATAGAAAGAATAGTGAAGCCAAAAAAGGAAATCAATATGCTTTGGGGTATCACCACACAGAAGAGGCCAAACAAGTTGAGCAAAGCCTGAAAGGATAAATAATATGTGGTATTTCAAAACATTTCGTATTTTTGACAGCCCGGATAAAGATGTACCTGACGAGACGGCAGTTGAGGGAACATTTGATAGTCTTGCTGCAAAAGTATTTGTTAAGGCACATAATGAGGTTGTGGCTAAGATTGAGGAGCGAATCGAAGAGCTTGAGACTTATTTAATCGAATTTGGCGACCACAAATCAGGTTGCCTTGCAATCGCAACAAATAATAAAAGAGATTGTCGTTGTGGCTTCGAGCAAGCCAAGAAAGGATAAATGATGATAACCAACAATGAATATAAGAAGATACTAAAAAGTGTTGACTTACAAGTAAGGCAACAAATGGCCATTGTTATATAAAGATACTGAAAACCAGATGTCAGTATTGTAATAGGTCACCCAAACAAAAAGGAAGATGTCCCGCTTGGTTAGACCACTTTTTTATGTTGGTAGAAGTAGAGTTTATAAAAAGAAAACTTGTGAGCGAGCCAAGAAAGGATTAAAATGTGTGAACGAGGCAATACAATAGAAATGGAATTACCTTATGTGGGAGATTTCCGATTTGGCATTCAAAGCCATCCCGTAGCAATAATAAATATAAATCAAAAAACAAGGAATAATGAAAATGGCAAAGTATAGGAAAAAACCATTAGTTGTAGAAGTAACAGGGCAATTTTTTGAAAGTGAAAAACCTTGGCCAATAGGTGTTTTCCAAAGATTAACGAGGGCGGGTGAAAGGCATATGGAACGGGCAAAGTGGTATATATATATCGTAGTAACTATTCACGGCCAAGAAACAGAGGTAGTTGATGGTGATTGGATTATTGAAGAACCGGATGGCATACATCACTATCCCTGCAAGCCAGACATCTTTGAAGCGACTTATGAAAAGGTTGAATGAGTACGGGTATTTTCGCGGCGGCAAAAAAACAGCAAAGGATTCAATTTATCAGCCACGGAAGGCGCTGCCGCATTTATAGGATTAGAATTATGGCGATACCAATGACCATAATGGACTTCGGAAGAAAGAGTTTTGTAACTTTGCCTAAAGGTTTGAAGGAAAGAATAGCCGAAAAGGAGATGCAGATGAGACTATATAGAGGCTTAACCAAAGAAGGCAAGTGGATGTATGGGTGGTATTCAGAAAGTTGGGTTGCTTCATTAGGGTATAGAAATATTGGCTCGCATATTCGCTGGTTAGATGAAGATGATGATTTTCAAGAAGTCGAAGTCATCACTGAAACAGTAGGTCAACAGGTCGGCCTCAAGGACAAGAACGGCAAAGAGATATATGAGGGGGATATAGTTTTAGACCATCAAATATCGCCAACGAGAGGAAACTTAACAATAGTAATAGATTTAAGCGATATATGTTGGATTTACCAAGACCAACAAAACCAAGACAAAAATGTTTATGAAATCATCGGCAACATCCATCAACACCAAAATCTATTGGAGCAAGCCAAATGAGTCAACGAACCCACGATAGAATCCAAGACGATGGCGCCCGGGGCGAGCGATTTCGCCTTAGTCATCAATTAAATCAATTCATTGACCCGCATACAACCATATTCGGCATAACTCCTTCGCACCCAAAAGCAGAGGAGAAGTTGCATAAGATAATAGATAGGTTTTTGTATAGGACAAGAGAATGAATGACAAACAGAAATTTTCAGCACAAGTAATCGTGGTGTGCATAATTCTGACCATAGTAACTTTCATTTTGGGCTTTCCCACTGGCGGGATAAAGATAGTGAGCTATTGAAGGAGAATAAAATGGAATTATGTGAAAGTTGTAAATGGTGGATAAGAAAATACCAACCTTGCGGAGATGGAGAATGTCGTAGATACGCACCAAGAATGATATGTGGAGCAGGGACAGGTTTTGTAGACTGGAAGTGGCCTATTACCCGTAATTCATCTGGATGTGGAGAATGGGAGAAGAAGAGCCATTGAAGGAGAATAAATATGACTAAAGAAGAGTTTTACAGACTAATAAAACAGGTCGATAAAAATGCTGATGTTGTTGTTACGTGGGTTCAGAAAGAAAAAACCTGCATAAGTTTTCATCAAGTTAAAGACGTAAAATACAATTTGACACGAAACCGACTTGAGCTTTCGATAGACGATTGCTAAAGGAGAGCGAGCCATTGAAGAAAACCAAAAAGAAAGTGAAGTCCCAGAAGAAGAAAACCAATATTATTGCTATCAAAGTGGAAGAAAATAATAAATAATGGGTGAAAAATATCTACTTCTTGATTGTAATTTCTTATGCCACAGAGCAAAGCATACTATGGGTGACCTGAGTTATGAAGGAAATGCTACTGGCGTAATATATGGATTTCTAAAATCATTATCAGGATTCCAGGATTTATTTAATACCTCCAATTTCGTATTTTGTTGGGATAGTAAATATAGCAAACGTAAGAAGATTTATCCAGAATATAAGGCTAATAGAGACAAGAAAGAATATACGAAAGAGGAAATCGAATTTGACAAGGCATTTCGAGAACAGATGAAAAGACTGCGAACAATCTATTTACCTATGATTGGATTTAGAAATATATTTGTTCAGAAAGGATACGAGAGTGATGATGTGATAGCTTCTATTTGTGAAAAGTTGCTATTGTCCAACAAAATTAGGGCTTCATCAGCCATAGCTTTTGATGAAGCCATTATTATATCAAGTGATAAAGATTTATATCAGTGTATTAATCCTTGGGTATCTTTTTATAATCCACAAACAAGTAAGATTCTGACTCTGCAAAGATTCAAAAAGCAATATGAGATTCATCCTATTCGGTGGGGATTGGTGAAATCATTTGCTGGATGCACTACTGATAATGTTAAGGGGATAAAAGGTGTTGGAGATATAACTGCAATTAAATACTTACTTGCTGAATTAAATCCAAATTCAAAAGTTTACAAAGCAATTATATCGTCGAATGGTAAAGCTATATTTGATAGAAATCAAAAACTTGTGAGTTTGCCAATGGAAGGAACCAAAATATTCAAATTAAAACGAGACAATCTATCTGAATCGGGGTGGAAACAAGTGACCAAATTATTGGGAATGATGTCAATAAAGAATAGGATGCCGTTTGGAAGGAAAAGAAGATGAAGTTAAATTTAGAAACACATTATCACAAGAAAATCTCTCATATTACAGAAGTAGTAATAAGCACTTGTGGATTCTATGCTATACTTACATCAGAAAAAATTTATTACAAAAGACAAAAGAAAAGTTATTTGTAAAAATTGTAAAAGAACAAAAATATTTAGAGGAAGAAAATGAGTGAATACCTATTCCAACTTGAAAAAAATGAAACAGAAATTGGTTATTTGAAAATAGACAGAGGCATATACTATGCTACAAACCTTGAGAAAGCAAATTGGCGAGCAATTAGACATATAGATGTTCCAACGTACAATCTTATAATTCAGTGTATTGCCCATCCTTTTGTATTCAAAGATAAGCACGGCAACAATATTTTTGAAGATAACAAAGTTGACTGTGGAGGATATAAAGCTATTGTTAAACAAAATGATGGTGATTTTGGTTATCATTTAGAATTTATAGATTTGGCTCCTATGGAACCAATAAAAACAGGAAAGAAATTAACCAATATATTATACAGGGAGACGTGTAAAGATATTGAATTAATTAAGGAAAGGAAAGCGAGAAAACACGATATAACATTGGTTCATGGCGACCTTGCTTTTTGTGAAGTATGTAAGGCAGGTGAAGGTGAATTGACTACAGAATGTTGTGGCCGCCCAATGACTGAAGAGGAACGGAATAGAGTTTATAAAGTTGGTGACCTTGATTTTATTAATGGTAAATGGACGAAGAAAAGAAAATGAAATATTTATTTTGGCTTTTTATTTTTGGAACATTTATAAGTTTGATTTTTGTCTTATTTGATATACTTTACGGTGTTGTCAATCAAACTGCTTTTTTATGTTTTAGATGCAAAGGCAATGGTCAAGACAAGTATAAGCCTGAATTTGAATGCGGAGAATGCGCAGGCACAGGTTTGTTAATATGCGAGACATATTCAATGAACTATCCTGATGCTGCATGGATTAAACCTCTTTGGTTCAGATGGAAAATAAAATGACAGGGTATGGAGCAAAATCTCAAACAAAGAAGAACTTAGCCTGGTGGTTACCTCGCCCAGCCAAAAATAAATACAGAGGTGGAATGCCTTTGTATTGTGAAGAATGGCTTATTAGGTTGGCTAAGGATATATTGCATCAATATAATCCCAAGATATTGAATGCCTTTTGTGGTATCTGTAGGTTTGGTTTTCGAGTAGATATAAATCCAGAAGTGAAACCAGATTTACTTTGGGATATACACAAACTTTCAGAAAGAATAATAAAACAGGAATTTGATGTGATTCTTGCTGACCCTCCGTATTCTAATAAAGAAGCAAAAAAACTTTATGGAACACCTGGATTGAAATATAAGATATGGACTAAGGAATGTGACAAAGTATTGAAACCAGGCGGTCTATTTATTATATATCACAGTCGTTTTATGCCACCCCCTAACAAAGAATATATCACAGTGAAAAGAGTTTTCATTGGTGGTATTCCAAACCACGCTCCAAGGATAGCTATATTTTACAGAAAGAAAATCAAAAAGAGAGGATTATTTGACAAATGATTAAAGTTAAACGATTATGTAAAAACGGTATCATTCCAAATCACAGTGAGGCAAAGAAGATAATTAAACAATTAAAAAGAAATCCTGAAGTATGTGAGAATTGCAAAATCAAGCCATGTGTATTAGGAAAATATCTTTGGAAGTAAAAAATGAAGTCTAAGAAGAAAAAACGAAAAGGTGGAAATCCAAAACCAATATGAAAAACAACAACAAGGGAAAAATCATCCTGCTTGGAAAGGAGGAATTAGTACCACTCACTGTCTTACCTGTAATAAAATTATTGGTGGGAATAGTAAACAATGTCGAACATGTTTTGATAATACAAAACAAAGGAGTATAATACAAAGTAAAAAATGGCGAGATGTGCAATATGCTAAAAATCAATTATCTTTAATTCAAAAAGGACTTGGGAAATGGTTTTAACAAACCAGAAAGAAAATTATACAAATTATTATACAAATTATTTCCAAATGAATATAAATATGTTGGAGATGGGAAAATTTGGATAAATGGAAAGAATCCAGATTTTATAAATGTTAATGGACAGAAAAAAATAATAGAAATGTTTGGTGATTATTGGCATTCAAAAAAAGTAACAGGATTAAAAAAGAAAATACATAGAATACGAAGACAAAATCATTTTGCTAAGTATGGATACAAAACTTTAATTATTTGGGAGAGAGAATTGAAGAACATAAAACAATTAGAAATTAAACTGAGAATTTTTCATGGAGCATAATTATGAACATTTCAAGAAAAGGTAGTCAATGGGAACGCCATATCTGCAAGGAATTAAGTCTATGGTGGACAGAAGGTGAAAGGAATGATATATTTTGGAGAACATCTATCAGTGGTGCCCGTGCAACAAATCGGAGTAAGAAAGGTACTTCTACTTTTGGACAATATGGGGATATCCAAGCCACTGACCCAATAGGCCAGCCACTAATCGACCTTTGTACTATTGAGATTAAAAAGGGATATAGCTACCACTCATTCTTTGATTTGATAGATAGATTACCAAATGAAACAAAACAACCATACAGACAATTTATACAACAAGCCAAAGACCAGCAAAGGGATGCAAAGACTTTTTCTTGGTTACTTATAACAGCAAGAGACCGTAAAAAACCTATGATTGCAATGCCTGTTAAATTAAAGAGATTATTGATGAAAGTGGGAAGTGAGCCAGATGGTTGTTATCCCCAAATGACTCTTCGATTCCTTTTACCTGATGAGTATTATATCCAGAAAATATTTGTAACAACACTTGAAGAATTTACGTTTGCTGTTGACCCTAAATGTTTTAAGCGAGCAATGAAAAAAATTAAGAAAGGGGACTCGAAATGAGACAATACGGAGGCTTAACCAAAGAAGGCAAGTGGATGTATGGATGGTATAGGTTAATAACTGATTCGCATTACCAGAAATATTCAGTAATTTATGATGATATTAGTTATGCCCCTATCGAAGTCATCCCTGAAACAGTAGGTCAATTCACCGGCCTCAAGGACAAGAACGATAAAAACCTTGATTGGTGGGAAGGTGATATATTTGAACATCCAAGTGGACTCTGTGTGATAAAGTGGTACAAAGGTGGATTGTATATGCACGGAGCAGGAGGTTATTGCCCTGTTGATATGGCTGCACATTGGGCGGTTCTACCTGTCAAAATTGGCAACATCCGTCAGACATCAGAATCCAGTGTTATCAAATGAAAAAACTAACAGCAAAACAAAAGAAACAACTTGACCGAGAAGCCCAAGTCTTCAAATGCCTTGTGTGTGATGAAGAAGATGTCCGATGGAATGGAGAAGCTTGGGAATGTAGTAATTGTGGTTGGTTCTACGGAAATAAAATTGAAACCCCAATATAACATTATGAAAAAGAGAAAAATAATCAAAGAGTTTCAAGGCAAATACAGATTTTTGTCAAATTTCTGGCCTTGTAAAGTTGAATATCAAGGAGTAATTTACCCAAGTGTAGAGCACGGATTTCAGGCCTGCAAAACATTATCAATAAGAAAACGGAAAATCATTGCCCAATTATCGACACCACAAGCAGCCAAAAGAATAGGAAAGAAATTGAAATTGAGAAAGGACTGGGAAACGGTTAAAGAAGTTATTATGTATCACTTTCTAAAACAGAAATTCAGAGACTCAGAACTCAAGAGTAGACTCTTGGCTACGGGAGATGCGATACTGATAGAAGGTAATTGGCGGGGTGATACTTATTGGGGTATTTGTAAGGGTAAAGGAAAAAATCGTTTAGGCAAATTGCTTATGAGGTTGAGAGATAATTTAACGATATGAAGAAATCAGAAGCATTACAACAAAGAAAAATACTGGTTAAACTGATAACTGAATGGACCAAGGCCGAAATTATGGCGAGAGTTGGTCGATTCGATAATCTTGAGTATGCTGATTACTTTCGGATAAAGCTTGAGAAGGAAGATGAACTAAGAAAATTCATTTTTGGAACGTCAAATTTGGTTGAATTAGGAACGAGGTGGGGATTGATAAGAGAGAAGCACAACAGAAGAAAAAAGAAGAGAAGAAAGAAAGAAGACGAAGAATATGAGGAACTTGGTGATGATTATAGAAGTTTAGGTGAAGAACGAGCTCAACGCAGTTTTGGAATACGATAAGGAGAAAAGAAAATGAGTATTAAAGATGAGATTTTTGATTTTGCTCGATGTATAATTGACACATCTGATGGTAGAGTGACAATGTCTTTTAATGAAGAAGATGAAACAACCAAAGTAGACAAAGGAGCAGCTCATTTTCTAAAATATAATAACAAAAGGCTTGGCAGGGATTTAGAACTTTATGACTTTATGAACGATATTATGGGTACACCAATGTTATTAGCTTATTTACTTGAAGAGATAATATTACCAATTAGGGGAAAAGATTGGTCAATAAAAAGCTCTGATTATTTGAAAGAATGGGGATTTGAAGCCAATAAACCAGAAAACAGAGAGAAATGGATAAGTCTATTTTAGGATAAAAGAGAAGGAGAAAAATGGCCAATTATGACAATTATACAGAGAATACAAATGAAACAATTCTCACAATCTGTATTATTGCCTTTATAATGTTTGGGGGCATATTGTTTGTGAGTTTAATTCCAAACAGTCCATCCTTTCGTGTGGCCGGGGCAGAACCTGATGAGACTAACTCCCCTGTCAGGGAAAGCCTCGGCTTTTTTACCGTTACTGCTCTTTTAGATGTTATTGAATATGTAGAGAGTAATGGAAATGTTAATGCCATTGGTGATAATGGTCGGGCAGTAGGATGTATGCAGATACATCCAATAATGGTTAGAGACATAAATCGTATTTTAGGACGAAGTGAATATACATTAAATGATAGATATAATCGAATCAAAAGTCGTCAGATGTGTAAAATCTATATGAATCATTATTGCAAAGATATGAATCTGGAGGATATGGCAGCTTGTTGGATAGCTGGCCCAGATGGTTATCTCCAAAAGGATAATTCGATAGTAAAAAAATATTTAGAAAAAATAAATAATTACCTTGTGAATCTCCAATAGAAAGCTTATAATATATGTATGCTATCAGAGTCAATAAAGATAACAAAGTCAATCAGGTCAGTTCAAGGACACAACCTGTCCGCTCTGATAGCAACCTGATTGACTTTTTTACTGGAGATATTATGATGAGAAATATGAAAGGACAATTTGTAAAAGGAAATAAGTCTTGGATGGCTGATAAGCATCATTTGGAAGAATCTAAAAGAAAAATGAGTGAATCTCATAAAGGCAAATGTCACTCTGAAGAATCTAAAAGAAAAATGAGTAAAGTACGGAAAGGCAAACCCCATTTTAATTTTTGTTCTTTAGAGAGTAGAAAAAGAATAAGTAACGCCCAAAAGAAAAGATTCAAAGAAAATCCAATGACAGAAGAAACTAAACAGAAAATAAGCAAAGCGAATATAGGTAGGGTATGTTCAAAAGAGGCAAGAGAAAATTATAGTGAAGCCGCAAAGAAACGAATGGGTAAAAAGAGTTCTCGTTGGAAAGGCGGAACTTCTTTATTGCCTTATCCATATAATTGGCATGGGATAGCTAAAAAAATCCGTGAGCGTGATAATCATATTTGCCAACTTTGTAGTAAAATTAAACAATCTAATGGTAAAAAACTGGATGTGCATCATATTAATTATGATAAGAATAATAGTAATCCTAAAAATCTAATCACGTTATGTTGTTCTTGTAATATAGAAGCAAATGATGACAGAAAAGTTTGGACACGAATTTTTCAAAATATGATTAAAAGAATATATAAGGGAAAAACGAAATTTTAGAAAAGCTCCAAATAAGAAATGTTGGCACTAACGAAAAGTTGGACATTGAATTCAGCCCACAAGTTACCACCATTGTAGGCAGAAGCTACATTGGCAAATCTTGGATTCTCCGTGCCTTGCGATGGGTAGCATTAAATAAACCAGCAGGACTCACGTTCATAAATTGGGATGCCAACAAAGCAAGAGTTAGATTGTTCATAGATGATAAGAAAGTTATTCGGATTCGTAGTAAAGATACCAATTTGTACAAAATCAATAAAAAGAATTATGTTGCATTTGGAGGTGATGTACCAGGAAATGTAGCAAAAATTATGAACCTTTCAGAAATCAATTTTCAAAAGCAGCACGAAGCTCCTTTCTGGTTTTGCGAGACGGCTGGTGAAGTAAGCAGACAGCTAAACAGCATAATTAATTTGGAATTGATTGATTCTACACTTGCCGACATCGATTCTGAGAAGCGGGAGACCAAAACAGTAATTAAGATAACTGAGAAGGCTCTGGAAAAGGCTGTGGAAGAAAAGAAGGAATTAGCTTATGTCAAAGATTTGAACCAAGACCTTGAGAATGTAGAAAAGTTGCAAAAGCAATATGAAGAAAACGCACGAAAACACTCTACAATCAATGAAAAGATAGAATTAGTATCAAAGTATAGGGTCATACGGGAAAGTAGCTTAAATCAAGCGACAGACGGCTTAAAAGTAATGTCTATAGGTAGGAAATGCCTCAAAATCGCTGATTCAATTGAAAAGCTATCAAAACTGGTCAAGTCTGGTCGGAACTTGAAAAATATTATAAAGACCAGACCACCCTCTATCCTACCTTTGGAAAAACTTAGAAAGAAGACGGAACAAGTAACCGAGCAATATGTTAGATTGGATACACTAATTAAATCGATTGAAAACAGGAGACAAGAGAAATGTCAAACGGAAAGAATCTTAAACAAACTCACAATAGAGTTAGGAGAAATCGCAGAAGGACGATGCCCTTTATGCGGAGCGAAGATGAAAAGGTAATTGCAATACTTTTGTCCGATATACACCTATCTTTGAATCCGCCCATTTGGAGAAGTGCGGAACCAGATTGGTTGGAAGCACAAGCAAGACCATTGGAGGAGATGAGATTGTTACAAGACAAATATGATTGTCCTGTTATCTGTGCTGGTGATATATTCGATAGGAACAAGGGTATTGCAGATGGGTGGAATGCTCCTCCCGAATTGATAAATTATGCACTTATGTACCTACCTAATAATATGTATGCAATTCCAGGACAACATGATTTGCCAAATCACCGATATGAGGATATTCATCGTAGTGCTTATTGGACTTTAGTTGAATCCTACAAGATTAAAAACCTTTCACCTGATTCAACGAAAAGGAATACTAACAATTTGAAAATATTTGGATTTCCTCCTGGTTACGAAATTAAATCTTGCCCTGTGGAAACGAAAGTAATTAATATAGCAGTTATTCACGATTATGTTTGGATACCAGGTTGTTCTTATCCTGATGCTCCAGATGAAAAACAATTGAAAAAACTAAATCAGAATAAATCAGGTGAGAAATTTTATGGGTATGATGTTGTTGTTTACGGAGATAATCATAAAGGATTCACAACATTTGCAGGTCAAACGACAATCTTTAATTGTGGAACATTGATGCGGAGAAAATCAGATGAGATTGATTACAAACCACAAGTTGGATTGTTATTAGAATCAGGTGAGGTCATTCCTCATTACTTGGATATATCGAAGGATAAATATCTTGAAACAATGGAAGAAAAGGAAATTGATTCAGAATTGGATATGTCTGAATTTTTTGATGAGCTTGAAAAACTGGGTAGGACTGCACTGGATTTTAAGGATGCAATGATGCAATTCCTTCACAAAGGGAAGACTTCAAATGAAGCAAAGCAAATAATTCTTAAAGCAATGGAGAAAGGCAATGTCAAACACAAAGCTTGACAAATATGTGCAGTTGAAGAAACGAGTAGAAACAGCCCAACAGCAGGCCGACCAAGCAGAAGGTGCTCTGGGCGAAATAATGGGACAGATTAAAGAGGAGTTTGGATGTACTTCCTTAAAACTGGCAAAAGTCAAACTGAAGCAATTAGAGAAAGCAAAAGACATTTCCAAAGAAGAATTCGACAATGCAATCAAGAAGTTTGAGGAAGATTGGTCTGAGGAATTGGAGGAATAGAATTCACATTTTCTTTCAAGAGTTACATTGACCTTTTACAATAATATAAGTAAAGAAACAAAATATTATCAAAAGATTAGTCAAATGAATAGAAATCGTCCACATAAAGAAGTAGCAATTTTGAAACGACAGAAACCGCCATTATGTAAATGTGGATGTAAACAACGAACAAAATGGAGTAAATGGAATAATTGTTGGAATACTTACATTCGCAATCATACATGGATAAGAAGACACCATTCAAAAAAAACTAAAATAAAAATGAGTAATAAGAGAAGGGGTAAAATTAAAATACCAAGGGAAATTAGGATGTGTGCTAAAGAATGGTGTAACAAAACTTTTAAGTGTAAAACTAATTCAAAGCAAAAGTATTGTCCCACTTCTTGTCATAAAATGCCAAGAGAAATTAGGGTTTGCATTTGTGGTTGTGGAGAGAAATTTGAATGTAAAATAACAAATAAACAGAAATATATTAAGCAAAGTCATTATTGGAAAACAGTAATTGGTGTACCTCATGAGAATAAGAGAGGAGAAAACAATTGCAAGTGGATTGAACGGGAAATTAGAATTTGTGCTTGCGGATGTGATAAAACTTTTAAATGTAGAATAACAGATAAGCAAAAGTATATTAATCGAAATCATGTTCGAGAATCCCTAACTGGTGTTAAAAAAATAGAAAGAGAGACCAGAATTTGTGCTTGTGGTTGTAACGAAATTTTTGAATGTAAAGTTAATTCAAAACAAAAATATATCAATCCCAAACATACCTACAAAGGCATATCAGGTAAAAATAACATTTTATGGCGAGGTGGAAATACTCTTGAGCGAAGACGATGTCATCAAAAGAAGAGGCAAGAAAGTGCACGAGACAACACAAAAAATCTTGCCGACTCTTATATTAAATCACTCTTATGTGGAAAGACAAACTTGAAATCCGCAGATATTCCCTCTGAACTAATCAAAGCGAAACGTGAACAATTAAAATTATATCGTCTTATTAAGAAAGGAGCCTGAGAAATGGCAAAAACAATCAAAACAATTAAAGATGGAAGAGAAAAAATGAGTGAAGTATTTAGCAAATTAGAGGCAAGAAAAACAGATTTAGGAAGTGCGAAAGCAATGTGCAACTGTTTTGGCAAACAGATTAGCTCCGTTAAAGTACAACTTGAATATGCTAAACTCAGAAAGGAAACACCTCAAATTGATTTTATGAAATGTAATTAAAAGAATCAAATAGCAAGTATGGATTCATCTAACATATATTTATTGAATCCATACTTGCTAAAAGACAATGGGACGGAATTCAAAAAGAAAACAAATACCATAAGGAGAAATTGAATAATGTTTTGGATAGGAATAGGAATTTTAATAGGTAGCCCAATAGGATTTTTCACTTGTGCGTTGATGATTATTACAAAACATGCTGATTGGATTTCAAATGGATTTAATAAAAACAAGAAAGAAAGTGAATAGCCTACTCAGCGATTTAAGGGCTGCCAAGAGAAAATGCAAAGAAGAACAGCAAAAACTCACCAGGGCTGAAGATAGACTAACTTATATAAGGGAGGCACAACAAATTACCCAGCAGGTAGCACAGGAAATTCAGAAGCAAGCCCATAAGCAAATCTCAGGGGTTGTCAGTCGATGTCTTGAAACTGTATTTGATGCTGGTGATATTTATGGACTCAAAATTCGATTTGATAGAAAAAGGAACAGGACAGAAGCTGTGCTGATTTTAACTAAGAATGGACATGAAGTTGAAGACCCTTTGAATGCAGATTCTGGAGGTGTGCTTGATGTGGCTGGTTTCACTTTACGCACATCCTGTATAGTTCTTGCCAAGCCTAACCTGCGAAGGTTCTTGGCATTGGATGAACCTTTCAAATTTGTATCTCCTGAATTTCGAGGTAATGTAAGAATGTTGCTGGAGGGGCTGGCCAAGGATTTCAAATTTCAATATTTGATGGTGACACATGAAAAAATGTATCAGATTGGAAAAGTGATTGAATTATAATGAATGCAAACGAAATACATAAAATGTCACAAGCCTCAGCAGATATTAGAGAGCATTTCGTTCCTTTGATTTATTCCTTTTACAAGAAATGTATAGAAGAGGGATTTGACAAAGAGCAGGCTTTTACTTTGGCAAGAACATATATGATAGAAATATTTCATATGCCCTCTTCTTATTATCACGCACCAGAAGATTCTGAAAAGGGATAAAAGCAGGGTGCGTTCTGAATTTTTGGGAACTGGTGAAAGCTTACCAACCATTGGAAAGGAATCAGAGACGCACCCTATTATTCTTACCTCATATGAAAATGAAAATTTATAAAAATCCCTTTGACATTTCTTTTTAATTAAGTTAAAATATTCTTATGAGAAAATACATTTGTATGGTTTGTAACAAACCTTCCATTCGATATGGCAAATCCGCTGAAATTTGTAAGCCAAAGTTTTGCTCGCTTAAATGCAGAGGGATTGGGCAAACAAAAGGATTGACTACTCACAAACCAACTGTTCATAAAAGAAAATGCCAATTTTGTGGTAAAGTTTTTATGATTACACATACTCGAAAAATAAAACCAAATCGTGGAAAATATTGCAGCAAAAAATGCCATAACGAAGCACAAAAAAGAAAACCTGTCTCTCGTTCCAAAAAGAACTATAAAAGAATTGAAATTATGAGAAATAAAATATCTGCAAAATGTATAATTTGTGGATTCAGGCGTTTTATAGAAATTGCACATATAATACCAGCATGTAAAGGTGGTACATATGACAATAAAAATATTTTGTTCTTTTGTCCAAATCATCACAGACTTTTTGATAATCATAAATTATTCAAAAGAGAAATCAGTAAATTACCGATCTCTGCCCAAAAAATTTATTATAAAAGATTAAAAATTTATCAACATTAAACAAAATCCTAAATTAATATCAACGCATGTGGAAATGGAAGTGATTCAAAATATTCCTCCTTATCAAATCTAATCTCCTATCTGGAAATCTTTTATTTGCATCATTATACATATCTATCCTTTGCTCCGCAGTTGGAAATTCGTGATTCTTCCAAACATACAGAGGAACATTACAAGTTACACAATCCAAAATGATGTATAATTCGTTCTCATAGTATATCTTTGTCTTCTTTTCCAAATTACAGAGTGGGCAATTCATACTATGTCAATCTCCCTTTATTTCTTCTAATTCCTCTGCTGGCCTGGTACTGGATTATAATAGGCTCTTTAACTTCCTCCATCAGACCAAAAATCTTGCAATACTCACCAGGCAGCCTGTAAAAATTTCCATCCAATATCTTTTCAAGTGATTTTTGGTCCCAAACCCTTGGATTCTTTTTACATTGTTCTTCCCACCTTTCTACCAAATCAAAAACCCTTTCATTATTTCTAAGAAAAATAGTGCCACTCAATACTTCCTTTCCCTTACCTTTTGGCCAATTGTTTCGGTCAAACTCGTGGACAGCAATATCACAATCCAGAGTATCAAACAATATTGGGTATCTCAAAAACCTTGAATCAACATCTACATATATAATATCATAATCAGGGAATTCTTTTAACATTC